CTAATAATGGAAACTCAGCTTTAGGTTGGTGGAATATAGGAACAGTATCGACTTCTACAAATTACGATAATCATCTCGTATTTCAAACAAGAACAGGTGCTTCAACTTACGCAGAACGTGTGCGTATCGACTCAAGCGGCAATGTTTTGGTGGGCAAAACTTCATCTCTAAGTACAAATACTCGTTTTGAAGTCGCTACTACCGACACAGCAACAGCTACAAGTGCTGGCGCTGGGGCGGCGATAAGCATTCAAAACCTAAGCACAACTAACAATACCTACTCGTCAATTTACTTTACCAATGGCGGCAGTGGCGTAGATTCAGCAATTTATGGCATACATGAAGTAGGAAATGGAACTGACACAGGAAGAACTGGCTCTCTGGCTTTTGCAACCGCAAACCTTGGCGGTGGCGTAGCAGAACGTATGCGTATCAACTCAAGCGGCAATGTTGGTATTGGTACTTCCACAGTAAACCGAAAGCTAGAACTTTCAGCTAACAATAACGGCTCAAAAAACAACTACATTCGCATTACAGATACAGATACAACCGCAACTCTTGGTAACCCGACAGGCGGGATTGAGTTTTTTTCAAGTGATACTGGAAACGGCGCTGGCGTTAACGCGAGTATGGAGGTCGTATACGCAGGATCTGGTGGTGGCGGTGAGATAACATTTAACACTGCCTCAAACAGTGCCGCTGGTGTTTTAGAAGCCATGCGGATTGATGGGTCTGGCAACGTCAGCACCACGAATCGTCTGCGCATAGGCACGGGTTCTATCGACACCCGAATCACTCTAAACAATGAAGGAACTGAGCAAACAAACAGCAGTAACTACATCCGAGGCGTGAGTGGATCATTGATATACAACTCAGCTTCCAGTGTCCATAAGTGGGAAATAGCTGGCTCGGAAAAAATGCGTATCGACTCCAGCGGCAACGTTGGTATTGGCACTGCGAGTCCTGCAAACTCCCTTCATATTTATGATTCATCGGCTGGAGCAACTACAACACTCCTAAATCTTCAAAATAATTCAGCTGTAGCAGGAACAGCGGTTGAAATTCGGCTTGCTCCCACACCATATGATAATGATATTGGCTCAACCGCTAGGTGGGTCGGTATTCGGGCAACTAATACTGGAACAGGAAACGGAACAAAGCTTTCATTTTTAACAAATACTACGAGTTCAGACCCCGTAGAACATATGCGCATCGACGACAACGGCAACTTGCTGGTTGGTAAAACCACAACTGCTACTTCTACTGTTGGTGGCGTATGGTCGCAGAGCGGTGTATTACAAACAACCACAAGCGGCGCTGTTGCTCTTTATTTAAACCGTGAAACCTCTGACGGTGATATTCTGGAGTTCCGCAAAGGCAACACCACTATGGGTAGTATTGCCTCTTATTCAAGCGCAGTACTTGGTATTAATTTAAGAGTTACAACTAATAAGTCGGGTTTAAGAGGAGCCGCAAGTTCAATTATTCCTTGGTATGAGGGAGTAGATAGAGATAATGAACTTGATGTAGGGAACGCAAGTGTTCGCTGGGATGACATTTACGCCACTAACGGCACTATCCAAACCTCTGACGCTAACGAGAAGCAAGACATTGAAGCCCTGTCAGAAGCAGAGCAACGTGTGGCTGTAGCGGCTAAAGGACTCTTGCGTAAGTTCCGCTGGAAGTCTGCTGTTGAAGAAAAAGGTGATGAAGCCCGTGTTCACTTTGGCATTATCGCACAAGACCTACAGGCGGCATTTGAAGCTGAAGGCTTAGACGCTGGTGACTACGCAATGTTTATCCACAGCACTTGGACAGACGAAGAAACAGGTGAAGAGCGTAGCCGCATGGGTGTACGTTATTCAGAACTACTCGCATTTATTATTGCAGCAATTTAAAGGAGAATAAACAATGGCACACACATGGACTGTATCAGCAATGGACTACACCGTGTCACAAGACGGACACACCAACGTAGTCAACACCGTACACTGGCGTGTATCTAAAGAGGACGGAGATAACTCTGGTTCTTCATACGGCACTGTTGGCCTTGAGGCACCCGGAGAGTCGTTTGTCGAGTGGGATGACATTACAGAAACAACGGCTGTGGGCTGGGCTAAAGCGGCTCTGGGTGACGAGCAAGTAGCGGCTACAGAGGCGGCTATTGATGCACAGATTGCAGAGCAAGCTAATCCTACAAATGGAACGGGAGTATCTTGGTGATTAACCTAGAGTTAAGTGTAGAAGAGGTAAACGCGATCCTTGGAGTATTGGGTGATCTGCCTACTAAGTCTGGCGCATGGCCCTTGATTGTAAAGATCAAAGAGCAGGCTGAGTGTCAGGTAGAGCCAGAAGAAAGTGATGGCTGATGGATCCGCTGTCCCTTATTGCAATGGCCTCGACTACGTTCAAGGGCATCCAGACATTGGTAAGCAAGGGGGCAGAGATTGAGTCTGTAGCTCAAAAGCTGGGCGCTTGGTATACGTTCGCGGCAGATATTAGAGAGGCCGAGAAAGAAGCAGAGAGTCCGGGGGTATTCAAAAAGCTATTCGACGGGCAGACAGTAGAGCAACAGGCACTTAACAGTGTAATAGCCAAAAAAAAGCTGGAGGAGCAGGAAAAGCAGATCAGGGAATTGATTGTCTGGGCTTACGGTAAAGAGACCTATCAAGAAATGATTGCGCTCCGCAGGGAGATCAAGGCAAGGCGGGAGAAGGTAATTTACAAGCAGCGAAGACGGCAGCGGATGGTATTTGATGGAATCCTTATACTTTTGGGTGCTTTGGTTGCTGCTGGCATTGTTGGTGGCATGGTTCATATAGTGGGTAATGCGTGAGCTATTACGTCGAGCCAGAGTATTGGGCTGAAGGGTATGCGGTTGGAGATGCCAAGCTAGTTGCGATGGCGTCTTCATCTGCCTCTGCCGCTGCTGTTGCAATGGGCAATGATGCGTATTCCGGCGCATTTATATCGGAGCTAACAGCCACCAAGGCGGGCGTCACCAGAAAGCTGGCAAGCGTTGGCTTTTTGTCTAACGCTGTTTATGCGGCGGATGGGTATTGGGTTGATGGATATGTAGATACAGATCCAACCTCAACAAGCGCATCTCCGACAGTATTTTTATCTTCCAGCGCCGGGAAGATTATTGCTGATTCTGCTGCAGAGGTGGCAGCGGGTAGACGCTTATTTAATGCGCTGAAGTCAGACTCAAGCAGCGCAGGTTTAGCTGCGGTTAGGCTGAAGTGGGAGTTAGAGGCAGAGCCAACAGACGCATGGGCGGATGTTACCGAGACAACAAGTATTTGGGTTAGCGCAACGGAGGTTAGCTCTTCATGGACGGAGGTTCTGATGCCGCATGAGAGAAATGATGAGGGTCTTGATTAGTGTTTAGGGCATTGATAGCAGGTCAGGGTTTAGCTGCAGATGGCTCTCAGGCTTATACGTCTAGCGGATCTTACTCTTTTACAGTGCCGGATAACGTCAACATGGTATCTGCCGTCATGATTGGAGGTGGCGGTGGTAGCTCTGCGAACTTTTACGGATCTACCGTTGAGGGTGGAGCAGGTGGCACATTGGTTTACGCCACATTTCTTGTGACGCCCGGAGAAAACTTAACGGTAGTGGTGGGCGCTGGTGGTACGGCTGGTGCTTATTCTGTCAGCGGATATCCCGGCGGTCACGGTGGCTCAACCACCATATCGCGTGGCGGCACTTTGCTTTTCCGCGCACCCGGTGGTAAAGGGGGTGCAAATTCAACCTCTCAGGATTCTGTTTTTATTGATGGTGATGCGCTGTCTTCTGACTCCAACGCTGGTGGCGCAGGCGGGCTAGGCACTGACAACAGAGAGGGAAATGGTGGTGGTGGCGCTGGCGGCTATTCTGGCGTTGGTGGTGTGGGCGGCGACTATCAGCAAGATTACGGCACTGATGGCGCTGGTGGCGCTGGCGGAGGAGGGTCATCAGGCACTCTTGGCGGGTCTTATTATACCCCGGGAACCGGCGGAGATGGTGGAGGCACTGCAATTTTTGGCGAGGGTGCAAATGGCGCTGGAGGCGCAGGAAGCGGCCCTGATGCTGTGGATGGTGGCGTTGGGTCATCAAACGGAAGTGTCAGCGGCGGAACCACGGGATATGGAGGTGGTGCGCCGTCAAAGGCAGGTGCGAGATACCTTAACCCAGACGCAGGCTATGCTGGTTCAGCCGGCGATCATGGCGCAGTAAGGATTATATGGCCCGGGCAGAGTAAGCAATACCCATCCACAAACACGGTGTAAAATAGGGCATCACAAGAGAGATTACACATGGCTACGACAACAAATTTTAGCTTTGACCTACCATCTATTGGTGGCGATGCAAACGCATGGGGTACGAAGCTAAACAGCAACTGGACATCGCTAGATACCATCCTTAATGGTGGCGGCGCGGATATCAATATCGACGGCATTACCGCTGACGCATTGACGCTAACTGCCGTTGTTTCTCTTGATGTTAGCGGCTCAATTACGGAAGAGGTTTATAGTGCTGGCGCATCAGGCACGGTTGATGTGTCTGCATCAAATGGCACTATCCAAACAATTGCCATGACCGGCAACGTGACGATTACCGACAGCTTATCTGCGGGGCAGTTTGTTACCTTGCAGATATCATCCGTAGGATCTGACACGGTAACGTGGCCTACCATGAAGTGGGTTTATGGCAGCGCGCCAACTCTTCACGCAACGAATGACAACTGGGTGCAGTTGTGGAAAGTTGGTTCTCAGCTTTACGGGTCATTTGTTGGATTCACCGCCTAATGCCGCTTGTCAAGGTTGACATACCAGCCGGGATCTATAATCACGGCAACGAGCTAGACTCTAAGGGAAGATGGCTAGACTCTAGCCTTGTTCGTTGGACTAATAACTCCGCGCAGCCTGTTGGCGGCTGGGTGTATTTTGCTGACGTTGAGCAACTAATCACCAATGGCGACTTTACCGATGCAACCGGCTGGTCTGTAACGCTTGCCAGCGGAACGGGGACGATCAGCCAAAATACCACTGATGGAGAGATAACCTTTGATATCAATGGTACTGGCGAGGTGTTTCGAGATGCCTCTGCATCCTTAGAAGCCGGTACAACATATTTCGTTGAGATTACTATTGAGTCATTGGTTTCTGGAACCATTCTGCCGAAGCTGGATGGCGTGTCTGGAACCGCGATTACAACAGCGGATGTAGACGGTATAACCAAGATTACGCAGGAAATCACGACCGGCAATCCCTTGACTAGCGCATCAAATAGTGGGTTTTCTGTTTACACGGATGCTGAGGGGGTCATATCAAAGTTTCGGGTTTACAAAAAGGATAGAAAGTATCGGGCCAGCCATACATGGGTAAACAACTCCAATAATCCATATTTTGCATCCGCGTCATACAACCGGATTGCGATCATTGACGGCAATGGATCCTCTTATGACATAACCCCAAGCCCTGTTCCGTCAGGGACTGCGGAGGCGTCACAGAACACTGGTTATGGCGGCAGCACCTATGGAAGTGGAAACTACGGTGTAGAGCGAGAGGAAGACTTTACGATTGCAGAGGCAACGGTGTGGACGCTGGCAAACTGGGGTGAGGACTTACTAGCGGTATCTAACTCTGACGGGCATATTTATGAGCTAGATATGTCTGCATGGTCTTTGGCTCCAACAACAACTCCGATGACGAAGGTTTCTGCCAACGCACTTGTCGTTGATATCGCTGACGGCACAACGGCAAACCCGACAGAAGTTCCGACTAGCAATTATGGGCTTGTTGTAACGGCAGAGCGGTTTGTTTTTGCCTTGAGGGCTGGAGGCAATCCCCGAAAGGTGCAGTGGTGCGACAGAGAAAATCTGTATGAATGGCAGCCCAGCGTGATTAATGAGGCTGGCGATATCGAGCTTCAAACATCTGGATCATTGGTGGCTGGCGTATCTGTTAGGGGCAGGACGCTGCTGCTTACCACCACGGACTGCTGGACGGCGACATATCAGGGGCCGCCCACAGTATTTGGCTTCCAAAAGATTGGTGACTCATGCGGTCTTGTTGGCAAGAATATGCTGGCATCTGTTGGCCCGAGCGCGTTTTGGATGGGCAAAAATAACTTCTTTTTCTATGACGGAACGCAGGCCAGAGTGCTTCCCTGTGAGGCGCATGATAAGGTTTTCACCGAGCTAAACAGGTCTAAGGTTAGCCACGGCTGGTGCGTTGCAAACCAAAAGTTTAATGAGGTCTGGTGGTTTTATCCGGCAAATGGTGCGGATGAGTGCAATAAGTATGTCGCCTATGATTACAGGGAGAATCATTGGCTGATCGGTGATTTAACGAGGTCAACTGGCGTTGACAGCGGGCCATTCCAAGAGCCTTGGTGGGTGGCAAACAGCGCGGCTTATCGCCATGAAACCGGCTTTGGTCATGAAAACGCGTCAGTATTTTTGGAGTCCGGGCCAATTGATTTTGCAGATGGAGACACTGTTGCTCGCGTTACAGAGGTGATCCCAGAGGAGGATACTCAGGGCGAAGTGTCCTTGAAGTTTAAGACCAAGTTCTATCCAAATGATACAGAAACCACTCACGGGCCATATAACCCTGCAAATCCAATGAGCGTTAGGTTTACCGGGCGGCAAGTGAAGCTGCGGATTGATGGCGGCGAAGGCAATAACTGGCGGTTTGGTGATTTACGGATGCGGGCTTCTGGGGGCGGCAGGCGTTGAGTAGAGAGCGACCGCCACCCTACGCACCGGACAACCCGGATCAGTGGGCAGAAGATTTATCTGACTACTTGTCAAGAGTCAGGTCAACTGTTGCTTTCAAAGATGCAGATGATAAGGCAACAAATGACGGTATCATTTTATGGGACACTGACGGCTACCCGGTTGTATCTAAAGGCAGTGAGTTTCGCCAGATTGTCCTAGCTGACGGATATGGGTTTTTTTACATTAGCTCAAACGTGACGTTTACAGCGAATACGGCAACAGCATTAAGTTACACGGCAGACAGCAACAACACCGGGCTAAGTGTATCGGGGAGTGAGATTACCTTTGAGGAGGCTGGAAAATACATGGTGTCTTTTTCGGCACAAATCTCCTCATCGTCATCTAGTACGGTTAATTTCGCTTTTTGGCCCCAGATCAATGGATCAAACATAGCAAACAGCACGATGAGGAATGCTCTACATCAAAACAACTCTGCGCTGGTGGTGTCTAGGACTAGATTATTGACTGTAAATGCCGAGGACACGCTGAAGGCTATGGCGGCTGTAGATAGTGCCGGCGGCAAGCTAGAGGCAATTGCTAGTGCAATAGCGGGCGAGCCAGCAGCGCCTTCTTCAACGCTGAGTATCGTAAGAATTAGCCAATAGCTAATGGTATAATGGAAGAGCTTGACGCAGAACTTGAAAGATGCAGGCCGTGGATAGAGGCGGCCTTAGATAGGGGTGGCAATACCCATGAGTTTGAAGACATCGTTTACGCGGTCAAAACGGGAACGATGCAGTTTTGGCCTGCTGAAGATGCCTGCGCCATTACAGAGATAATTGTGTATCCAAGAAAAAGGGCTTTTCACGTTTTTCTTGCTGGCGGGAACATGGACACGATAGTCGATATGGATGAGTCGGCGGTGTATTACGCCAAGCTAAATGGCTGCACGATAATGAGCATTGCCGGTCGTAAGGGGTGGCAAAGAGTTTTAACTGATAAGGGCTATAAAAACACGCTTACCGTGTTGATGAAGGAGCTTTAAATGAGCAGCTTACTAGGCGGCAAACAAGAGACAACCGTAGAGATGCCTGAGTGGGCGCAACGCGCCTCTCAAGACGCAATTTCTTTAGCAAAAGCTGCGGGAAAAGTCGGCTATAAGCCTTATTATGGCCCGGATGTCGCCGCATTCACTCCAATGCAACAAGCGGGTATGCAGGGGGCATATGATGCGGCTGCTGCGTATGGACTTGCGCCTATGGGCGCAGACGCTATGGCTGGAATGCCAGCGCCAAGAGATTTTGGTGGCGGATTGATGGGGTACTCTTCTGGCGACTTATTTGAGCAGGCAAGGGCTGAGTTTGAGGCTAGAAATCCAAGGCAGGCGGCTGCTTTTAATAAGTTTTTTGTTCCTTATGGCACTGAAGAAACTAATCCTAATTTTGGATCCCCGGGGCAAGACGGTAGGCCACCGGGGTGGCCTGCTCATCTGCCGTGGCCTCCAAACTTTAACATGGGGAGGTTCATATAATGAGCGGCGCAGTAGGCAATATGCGCGCTCCGGGGTCAATTCCAGTAAACCCACCAGAGGGCCAGTTGCCGCAAAACCCTTACAATCTTGGGTCTATTGGCGGGAAAGGGGGCGGGGTTGTGAATCCGCCGCCAGCAGACACAACGGGCCAAGGATTTGGTTCCGCGCAGATGCTTCAAGGGCAAGCTATAATTCCTGATGAAAGCGGGGGCAGGACTGCCGTTCCAACTGGAGTCAGTCCTCTGGGGACGAATCAGTATGGCCCATCACCCGCAGCAGGGCAAACAACTGGCACTCCCAATATGTTCCAAGCTGCATCACAAGGTATTTATGATGCTATGGATAGCACTAGGGATATTATGGGCTATCAGCCTATGAATGTGTCTGCCACCCGGTATGACCCGTCTAGGATTGGTGCAGACTTTAATCTTGGGTTTGAGCGCGTTTCCTCCCCCGGCATGGAGGCGGCACAAACTACGCAAGCAGACATAGAGCGATTCTATAACCCCTACACTACTGA